CCAAGTCCACTTTGAGCACCACCACGCAACTGACCTAAATTAGCCATAGTTGTACCTAAGTTACCTAAAGTTGTTCCTGCTGCTTGCCCATAATTAGCAAACTGATTAGCTAAGTTTTGACCAGCAGTTGCCTGTTGTCCTGCTAAACTACCTAAACCACCTGCAATATTACCGAGTTGACCAGCAGCACCTGCTTGTCTTCTTTGTTGGTTTTCAAAAGCAGTTGATGCTTGACCTAACGATTCACCAAAACCTGCTCTTCTAAGTTGTGAAACAGCATCTATTTCTGCTCCTCTTTGTGCTTCAGCTAGTTCACCAGCTTGTAGTCTAGATCTTGAGCCACCAAATGCACCACTAGCTATTTCCCTTGCTCTTCTGCCTTGATCAGCTATCGAACCTTGCTCTCGAACATCACGTAGAGTTTGTTGAACTACTTGATCTTCATATGGATTCATAAATCTAGAAGCAGAAGCAGGATCAAATTCACGAGTAGCACCTAACGATGTTCTAGCTGCATCTTGTAATGTACCTCTAGCTGTTAAATTCGAGCCACCTAGTTGGCTTCCTAATAGTCCGTAAGCACCTCTTGCTGTAGAAGTCGCATCACCTAACCCAGCTAAACTTCTTTCAGCACCCATACCAGCAAGTCTTCCGCCTTGGTCAGCACCTCTAATTACAGATCCTGCTGCATCTCCATATAAACTTTGTGCTTGGTTTAAACCATAGTTTTGTAATCCTTCTAGTCCTCTAAGACGTTGACCAGATTCTTGTAGACCAGCTAACTGTGAACCTAATCCTTGTCTGTTTAGTGTTTCCGCTTGACCAAAACCAGCAAGTTGAGAAGCAAGTCCTTCTCTATTAAAAGTGTCTGCTTCTGCCAACCCAGCTAATGTCATGTCTTTACCTAGACCAGCTTGTGTTTGTTGAGCGGTTAAACCAGCTAACCCTGATGCGAGACCTGCTTCATTTAACGCACTTTGTCTGTTTAAATAAGGTATATAACTTCCTATAGCTTGGTCTGCCAATTCGAACCCAGCAAGTTCTCTTGGGTCAAAACCAGCAATACGTTCTCCACCATAAGTAAAAGGTGTTGCTCCAGGTTGCCCCATTGTAGCAAACTGTTGATTTAACGATTGGTTTAATAAAGGGAATAAACCAGCTACTCCTGAACCTTCGCCTCCCCCAGCTAAAAAATCTTGTATGTATTGTGGTGGTAAAGTATAACTTGTATTTGAACTGTCGCCATTAGCCATTAGGCTCTCCTCTCAAAATTATTCATCATTTCATACATTTTATTTGCACCTTGTTTAATACTGCCGTTACCTGCACCACGAACAGCATCTGCAGTCATTACGAATTCGTTATTAGAAAGTTTTGCGTTAACCATATCATCTTTTTCTCCGCCTGGACCTTGTACATATCCGCCACCCATAAACATACCTCTATCAGAACCTATAAAACCACCATTTGCTGCTGCGTATGTTGGTTGTTCAAATGTTGGGAAAGGTGTAGTTAAACTAGCTAATCCAGGTGATTCAGGCAATTGACGTCTAGCAAGAGTTCCTGCCAGTAAGTCTAACATTTCATTACCTTGGGATGTTCTAGCAATTGCTGACTCATATGTAGGTGCTTGTTGCGTAGGTGCTTGTTGCCCAGAAACCATAGGTAGCATAGCTGTGTTACCTGCTCGAGTATCTGTTATTGTCGTATTTGTTGGAGCGTTTATACCTTGTTGAAAAGAACGAGCATTTATGTTGTTCCCCATAGGTTGCATACCAGCTATACCAACATTACTTCCTTGAATATTTTGCATAGGTATCGCTCCACCAGAAGTTAAACTTCTGCCCATGTAGGCTTGTGCTCTTTCGCTACCATCACCAAAACCACCTTGTTCTTGTGCTATTCCTGTTGCCACATCAAACCCTGTTTGCACAGCCCATTGTTCTAATGGATTTAAACTAGCATAAGCTGTACCACCAGCGTTTAGTACACCTGGACCAAAAGTATTAGTTCCTAATGTTCTTAGTATTGTTGGATCAGTTATACCTATTTGTTGTGCAGCAGTTACTGCGTCAACACCATTCTGCATCAATGCTGATACTTTTTGTGCTTCTGCTCCTGTTAACCCTGCATCAACTAATGTTCCTGTACCACCGAATCCCATACTTCGGCTAAACCCACCGCCTATATCTTGGAAAAATCCACCGATACCAGATGTTTCACCAACACCCATAGGTGTCCAGTTAGTGCCATTAAAAAATGCACCGACACCTTCGTATGCTGCAGCAAACGGATTACTCCATCCACCAGCAGAACTTGCAGCAGTTTTTGCAGAACTCGCTGCATTGCCAACACCTGCGCCCATGGCAATATTAGTAGCACCATATGCCAATGCCATATTTCTCAATATGTCTTCTTTAGGCATAGCAGAAGTTTTAGTACCTATTCCTGCACCTATAGAAGCACCAATTGGACCACCAATCATTGCTCCGATAACTGTTCCTATAACTGGACCAGCTTTTTTAACTGTTTTTCTTACGCTTTTCCAAGTTTTACTTAACCAACCAAACTCAGGCAATCCTGTTTCAGGGTTGATAGACATAACACCAGAACCAACAACATATTGGTCCATAGGTACTTCTTCATAATCGAAAGCGTTTTGTAAATCTTTTCGTAAATTAGGATTCTTGTCTAGAATCTCTTGAGGAATAATTGTCTCACCAGCTGTTAAATGCGACAGCATTGTGTCGCCATTACGACCTTGAGCAGCGAGATATTCAGCAGCACCTGCAATCCCTTGTCTTGGGGCAGTTTTCTGCATTATTTTTTCTTAGATTTCTTGTTCTTTTTGTCTTCTACGTATTGACCTTTAGACCAGTCTTTTCCTGCTCTAATCGTTTCTCTTCTACTTCTCATTCCAGGCATATTATTCTCCAACTATATGTTAATTATTTTAAGCAGGTCATTTGCTGTCCCTGAAAAGCTGCAGTGGTATACTGTTCTTTTATCATACTTAAAAATTCTCCAATAATAAATAGAAAACATTTAAATAAAAAACTCCTTTACTTTCTTGCACAATATAGTATGATGAATGCTGTAAGAAACAAGAAAGGAAAATATTATGAGAGATAAACAAAGATCTAAAGTGTATGCTTGGGAAAACGCAGCAAGTTGGAGTGGTAAAGGTAAAAACGAACTGGATGACACTCAAGTTTTACATATAATCAAACAATTAGATACTAAATTAAAACGTAAACCAACCACTATTAGGTTTACCAATAGAGGTGATCAAAATGCAACAGCTCAAACTTATGGCAACATTATTACTTTGCCTAGATCTTGGGCAAGATGCTGGTCTGTGGTACTTCATGAGTATGCCCATTTGTTAACAGCCGAATGTAAACATGGACCAATCTTTGTGTCAACGTTCTGTGTTCTACTTAAAAACTTTCACCCAGATAAACCTACGTTTAAAGAACTAAGCGCATCGTTGCGAGAACGTAACATAGAATTTAAATCATTACAAGATAATAAATACGAGAAGAAATGTAGACGTCTAACTATAACTACTACAGGTGCTAAGAAATATAAACACCAAGATTTTCTAGAGGGTACTGTTGTGTGGTTACACCCTAGATCTAGAGGAAAACGTAACTGTAAACAAACTCGTGTCACAGCAATGATAGAGAAAATGATTGAGTATGCTTCGCATGAAAAACGACACACAGAACTAGGTCATTTTAGTAAATTCAAAGCTAAAGATTTCTACGATAACGTAGAAGGTTTGACGATTAGCGATTTAAAATACTTTATAGAAACAGGTAGACTCATGAGCAATAAGACCTGTTTAAAGGGGTAGTTTACCCTTAGTCACTATAAGAAAAGTCCGTAGAGACGATCTATGGACTTAGTTTTTTATCCCCAGACCTTAACTTTAGTACCACCCCAATATTCTACGGCATGCCCTTCATCTATAAGCATAGCACAGATATCTTCTCCGTCTATCGTGTGAGGTATACCAAGAATCCTGCCATACTTACCTTTTCCTAAAGACTTGACCTGAAGTTTTTTACCACATAGTTCCATTAATCTTTCTTTTGCCTGTAAACCTAATGCTTTTTCAGCAAGGTTTCTAGTTCTAGATTCTGGGGTATCTATACCAGCTAGACGAACACGTTGTTTAGAAAGTATTACATCAAATCCTAAATCAATATTAACATCTATTGTATCTCCGTCTATGACTCTGTCTAATGTGCAATTGTAATAAAATGGTTCAGCCATATATTTCTCCTTATGTGTAGTATTTTTCTGTTTCCCAACCTGATTGAGAAGAACCAAGATCTACAGTTATATTGCCGTTAGTCTTAACAGAAAGTTTTCCTACCTGTGCTTCTGCTTGATACCCTTGTGGATTAGACGGTGCTCCTAAGTCTACCCAATATTCGCCAGTGTATACTTGTAAGACATCAATTGAAGTATTCCATATAAGTGTGCCTGGATTAAAAAATAATGTATCTCTTTCTGTTGTGTTTATTTGTCGAGTATTATCAGGATCAAACTCTCCTAAATTTATTTCAAGAACACGAACTAATCTGTTGTATGTGTCAGAAGTTATTTCTGAACCTTGTGCTAACGGAAGACGGGAAGTTAAAAGTTTACTCATCTTCTACCATCGTTTCTGATATCTAAACGTGTAGCACCTAGTCGCCAACCTACATCATTGTTAGCATCTGTATCGTCGTCATCAGACTCAAAACGTATAACTGCTTGCCTTGCTCTTGCTCGCATATCTTTTTTCTGTGTTGTGCTTGTAAGTGCGTCAGTACTTTTAGTCGATAGCGTATCTCCTGGATAATCTCTTGTTTTTAAAACAAAATTAACTTGTCCTGATTCGCTGTTACTTAGAAAACGTACATCAGGAATTAACTTACTTATAAAAGCAAACTCGTTTCCATCACCTATGTCTAAATCTGCACTTTCTATGTAAACATTTGTCATAGGACTTCCGTCATCGTTATAACCAAACTCATGCTGATATACATAATTGTTAGCTGTTGCCCTAGGATAATTAACGATTCCTTGATCTAGCCACGCTGTTCTACTTAAATTACCATATGTCCAAACACCATCAGCGTAGTCGTAACAGACATAACGATCTATTTCTGTACTGCTAGAAGAACAGTAAAACCAACCTATTTCATCAAACTGTGCGTTACTGAATGCGAATATTTTATAAATCTGTCCTAGGTTAATATCATCAAACACATAACTATGAACAGAGCAAGGTAGTTTTTGAACGCTACCATTATACACGTAAAAATTATCAGAACTCATCCAAAACACTCCAGGTGCAACATTAATTGCAGCATTTGGCGAAGCTAAACCAGAACCTTTGTTTAAAAGGTTGATCCCGAAACTGTATGGTGGTCCAATAAACTGCATGCTGTATAAAGAGGTATCCGTCCAGATAAGTATTTCTTGTCTTGCTTTTACACTACCTACGATAATACTACCTTCTGATAAACGTAAACTTCCTGCTGTATTAGTTGTTAAAGGTTCAAAATCTAAAGCATTTTCTTGATCGCTAAAAGCTATTAACATAGGATCGACTGAACCACTTCTACTGCTTCCTGATATAGGATCAGCACCTAAAACGATTAAATGTCTGTCTTTTTCAGAGACAATTACTTGTAAGGCTTTTGTTGGAACTAAATTAGCACCAGAGATATCAGACAAAGCTACTGCTCTGTTGTTTGAACCACTGCTTTCATCCCAATAATACACTCCTCCTGCTCTTGGGTTCATAACAAGATCTTCACCAAAATGATCATGACTCCATAATCTAAGTTGATTTACTTCAGACAAAGCTGAAGTTGATCCCCATGTAGATGCACCCCATGTGCCTGCTCCCCAACCAGTACTAGCTACATATACATCTAAACCTACGTTTATTTGATATGCTCCATCAACTCCTGAACCACCATTACTAGTGTCACTTGAGTTAGCAGTTACAGTTACTCCTGAAGTAGTTACAGCTGTAAAAGTGTATGTGTTAACAGAAGGTACTTGTGTTATTTCATACTCTTGGTTTAAAACTGCTGCTGTTACATTTCCTCCTAAACTAGCTGCTCCTGATATAGTTACAAAATCGCCTACTACTGCTCCATGACTTGAGTCAGTAGCTGTAATCGTTGAAGAACCGTCTGTAGCAGCAAAAGTGATACCATTAGTTGTAGTTGCTCTAATAGGTGTTATGTCTGTATATGTACTACCACCTTCTTCTAAATAATATTTACTTGTTGTACCTAAACCAAGATATTTTGTTCCTTCTAGTTCTACCCAAGCATGCAATGCACGACAAGTGCCTTTAAAAACAGATTCATTATCTTTACGCCAACCACCTATTTTCTGTGGTCTACCTCTGTTAAATCTAATAAGATTACTATCGAACCAACCTCCTTCGCTATCGTAAGAAGTTCCTTCCCTGTCTATTCCAGGTTTTAATACAAATTTAGCTAATGGCATTATACATTCTCCCATTCTTTAGCTTGAAAAAGTAAAGCTTCTGCTTCTCTTCTTCTAACTAACCCATCAAGAACTTTACCCCCAGCTTTGTTCCAGCGTTTTATTTGTGCAGGAACTTCGTCGTATTTACCTTCGTTAAGAAATCGTAACAAAGTTGATTCTTGTAAGTTTGTTGGACCAAGGTTGTAAACCCATGAACATAACGAGTCAAACTCGCATTGGCTAAGAGAAACTTTAACTAAATTTTCGATATATCCTTCGTATTCTGGCATTTCTTCTTGCAGTAGATGTTCCGCTTCGTCTTTGTTTATTTTGTCGCCTTCTTTTACTTCTTTAGTGTGCCCATAACCAATTGTCCACACACCGACACTGTCTTGATAAGCGTCTAACTCACAACCCTCAAATTTTTTAATTAATGCTACACCTTCTTGTGAGATCTTCATAGTTAATCTTGTTTTTGTGAAGCACCAAAATAAAAACTAATTATAGCAGAAGCTAACCCACCTAAATAACCTAGCACTAAATTAATCAAAGCTTCACTGTTTTGTTCTGGTGGTTGCAGAGTCACTAGAAATATGTAACCCATAAAACCACCCACCACGAGTATACCCATAATTCTTGCAGTCCAGTCTTTACCAAATTTTCCTCTTGCATCTTGTATGTCTGCTGTTTCTAAAGCAAACAAATCAACGTCAAGTTCTTTCATCTTAACTTCAAAATCAGTTTCAACTTTTTTTAACTCAGCTAACTGTTCAGGTGTCGCTTGGTCAATAGCTTTTTGTATTTTCTTAGGTTCAGGATCACAACCTAATACTTCAGATATCATATTAGCTGCCATTCCACCCATTGGTCCACCTAAAGCAGTTCCTAGTGTAGGTGCTACAGCACCTATTACATTTTTTATTAAACCAAATTTCATAACGTATATATCTCCAATGATTTACTCTTACCTTTTACTTCTATAGGTTTTAATAAGTTTAGCTTAATTTTACAGTTTTGTTTAGTGCTTTCACCTATAATTAAATCTACACCGACTTGTTTAGTCGCACTTTCAAAACGTGCTGCTGTGTTAACAGCGTCACCTATAGCTGTATAATCAAACCTAGAAGCACTTCCCATGTTACCTATAACTGCATACCCTGTGTTTACACCAACTCCGATCTCTACACCTATATCTGCTTCTTTAATATTTTTCTGTATTTCTATTGCTGTAAGAACAGCTTTATGCTCATGTTCTTCTAGGTCAAGTGGAGCATTAAATATAGCCATCATTGCATCACCAATGTATTTGTCTACCATACCACCATGTTTTTGAACAGCTTCTTGCTGTATTGTAAGAGCTCTATTCATAATTTTAGTTACTTCTTCTGGTTCTAGCCTTTCTGACATAGCTGTAAAACCACGTACATCTGTAAATAAAAACGTGCAGTATCTTTTTTCACCACCTAGCTGTAATAAATCAGGATTTTTCTGTAATTCTTTAACTTGTCTTGGATCAAGATAGTGTTCAAACTGTTTCTTTATCTGTTGTCTTAGTTTGTATTGTTCCCTAAATTTTAGATAAAACGCCAACGTGCCTGTAACAAACTGGGACAGTAAAGACCATGTAACATCTATCAACAAACCTTTTTGAATTAAGTAATACCCTCCTATAGCAGTAGAAAACATCACTAAAGTGGCTATAGTAATACCAAGGCTAACCCCCAATACGTTTAACACTGACCACGTAAGGACTACGGAAATAAGAAAAATAGCCAATTCTGCCGATAATGACCAATCTGGTATGTAAGGACTGTTTTCAATTAGAATACTTTCTGTTAAGGCTGTTTGTATTTTATGTGGCTCTAGTAAGCCAACTGGTGTAGCGATTTGTGGCATAATACCTTTTGCTGTAAAACCAACAAACACAAACTTGTTTTCTACGTTCATTTCTTTTAGATCTGTTTGTGGCGTGTCTACCCAGCTAACCCATTTACGACCAAGAGAATCTACAGAAACAGGGGGTAAACCTTTAACTCTGATTTCTTCTAACCCATTTTGATTTGTCTTAATCACATACGTGTCTGCACCAGCTAGTATTTTAAGCACTTCTGTACCATATGCTGGTGCCCAACCCTCTGGTGTTCGTAACAATAAAGGTAGTCTACGAACAAGATTATCTACATCCACTCTTGCAACAGCTAAACCTTGACTTGCATTTTGTTTTAATATTTCTATATTTTCCACGACACCTTGAGAAGTTATACCACCTACATCTTCACCTAAAATAACTGTGCCTGTTGTTGGTGGATACGAGTCTGTGTTGTTTTCATACATCGCTAACACACTAGGTGCGAAACTTAATGATTCTGTAAACTCAAAATCTCCACCAAATCTATCTGGCTGAGGAAATGCCACAACCCAACCTACACCTGTAGCACCTTTTCGTAAAAGATTTATTTGTATCTGTGCTAGTGTTTGTCTAGATAATGGATAACCACCTTCCTTAGCTATGTCTTCTTCTGTTATGTTAAGTATTGTAAAATACCCTGAAGGTTGTTGTTTAGGCACAAACGCATCAAAAGTTTTTAGTTTTAATATTTCTAAAGGTGTAAACTGTAAGATTAAAGGTACACTAAATAAAACTAACAAAACTGGGAGCAGTAGACGTTTCATTAATTTCCTTGCTTTATAGTAATAGTGTTAGAAGAACCACCATTAACTTTAATTATGTTTTCTACACCATTTTGTGTCAATAATAAAGTATACGAACTTGAACCATCCAAGTCTACTCTAAACGTGTCACCTACACTTCTTCTAAGACTAACAAGCTGTCCTGTAATTATTGTTGTTATCTGACTTACTTTGTCTTGACCTATCTGCGTACCTGTTATTTTTATTCCAGTAGCAACTTGGTTCAATTGATCTTCTTCGTCACCTACAGCTAAAGCATCCAATATATTTAACAAGTCTTCAAGAAAGTTTACATCTAAATAGTTAATATCCAGTTCTGTGAACTCTAAATCAGCAGCATTATCTAAAAAATCTTCTGCTAAAAAATCTACATCTAAATCATTAAAATCTAAATAATCTGCTGTAGTGCCTGTTTGTGATTCTTCTTCTATGTTATCTTTTTCATTAGGTGAGTTTACTATCAACATGTTATCGATAAACTCTAAACTTATATCTAGCGTAACAGGTTTAGAAGGAACTTGATTATAGGTCATGGCTGTTGTGGCTTGGTAAGGTTGGTTTAACACAACTTGACCCATAGCTGTAGCTACAACTATCTCTCCACTAGAGTCTCCGTACTCGTCAGGTAGTAGAATAACTAAAGAAGCACCTGTCTCTGGTGTGGTTGTGATTGTGAAATCTGTACCTCTGACAAATACATCAGCACTAGGAGTACTAATTTTTATATTCTTTTTATTATTAAATTTTCCTGTTACAAATCTTGCTGTACCGCTGGCAAACCTGAGAGCCATTTCAGATTTCTTAGGATTAGGGTCATAAATATATGTATCTATAACTAGTCTACTGTGATCCATAACACGAACAATCGTATCGTCAGCAAATGTAATCGCGACTCGACCAGTTTCTGTTTTGACGTTATCCATTTGCTGGATAGGAAACGATATCTCTGCGCCATAAGGTTTATCCCTTACAACCTGAGCATTACCTTTTAGCTCACTGATATTTCCTATATCAACAGCTTGTGCCTGTGCCTTGGTCGTTTTGAATGACGCAGACAGTAGAAGTGCTAGTACCAGAACTGAGTATTTTAAGCCAGTCATTATCTAATGTTGATGATTGTGTGATGTTAAATGTTCTGTTAGCTCCATCATGATCTAGGTAAAAGTAATTACCTGCATAACCAGTAGCTGTGTGTGTTAAAGCATTATCTGATCCGTCTATGTTGACATAGTTTGTAGCAGCATCTACATTGATCGAAGATATAATTGTATTACTAGAACCATTAATAATCCAATCTAGATCTAATGTGCTTGCTAAAGCAGAAGTGGCTTGATTTAAAGTAAATGTATTACTGTTTCCAGTTACGTCCACATTAACATTTGATGAATCTGCTCCGTAAGTTGCTGTCTTATCGGTGTTCATGTTAAAAGTATTACTGTTGCCATCAAACTCAAAAAACCCTGTGTATGAGTCAGAAACAATATCACCTAGAAATTTGTTTGTATCACCAATTTGATTTATATCCAGCGTGAGTGCTGTGCCTACTAAATTTAAATCAGTCATGGAACCTGCTGCTGCAGTCGCTCCTCCGATAATATTACCTGAACCGAGTTGTTCTAAATCTATATTAGAATTAGATGCTCCTGAACTTTGATCAATGAATATTTCATTGTCTGCTGCATATATAGGTACACAGAACATAAGTATAAATAGATATTTTTTCATTGTATTAACCTCCAATAATCTTTATCTAAACCTTCTTTAATTGTTTCTAACACTGCCGTTTCTATAGCTATCTGTAAAGCTACACTCATTGGCTCGTTTCTAACATTTCCCCCTTCTATTTCTATGAGTTCCGTTCCTTGGCTTATAAATCTAAAAACATCACTGTCTAAAGAAGCAGATAAAACAGTTTTAGTTACTAGCACTTCTGTAAGAACTCTTCCTGTACTTACTGATACAGTTCTCAAGCTAATAGTGATTATATCTTCTCGATACTGTTTAGAAAAGCCTATTCCTAAATTTCTTGCTCCTGCTCCGCCAGAACTTATGTTTGCTTGATAAGACAAAACACCTCCTGTCATAATCATGTCGCCAAACTTTAAAGGCATAAGTTTTTGATCTTCGTCGAACGTTTCTCTAGTCGAACGAATTAATTGTCTTTCTTTACTGACAGATTCGAGTGCGACACGTTCAACGACTTCAAAAAACCCTGAGTGTTTAAGCGCACGTATAAGGTATGCATGTGGAGCCTGTGTAATTGCTGTAGCAAAAGTTGCATATTTAGCATTTGATCTGCGTTGTCCTGTTTGGTCTTTAAAATCATTAGCATATACGGAAATAACTGGTTTCCTAGAAGGCTCTTCAACATCTGCTAATGCAGTGTATAGTTTCTCTATCGAAGCAGGTTGTATGTGCTTGATTGGTAGTAAATTATTTTCTAGCGGATCAATCATTAAAGCACAACTAGAAAGTAAAACCACCGATAGGAACGATAACTTCTGTAGTATTTCCATTTTCATCAGTAATTGTAACTCTAACCTCCTCCTCCGTAATCTCATAATCTATAGTGTTTCCATCAAGTTCCATAGAGCCACTTTTATTAGTATCTTCCCCAAACAATGCAGATTCTACTTGCCGAGCAATATTTGCATAAATCCGTGAAGTGAGATTGCGCATAAACCTAGCTTCTACTGTATTATTCTCTTCTCTTTCTATTTCATCTCTAAGAGCCTGTATTTCTTCTTCTATAGCTTGTTTACGATTTGTTTCTTGATTCTCTATAGTAAGGTAGTGACTAGATGTTCCTTCGCCATTGAAAGAAGGACTCTTAAACTGGTGGACCATTTCATCACTTTGAAGTTGCTGCACGATTACAACCAACAAGACTATTGTTATTCCTAAAATTGAAAAAAGACTATCGTACCTGTTCATTAGTCTTTACGTTGGTCGTCTCTATCTGCTTTAGCTATTTTATCTATATCTATAAGATTAGGAACACCTAGTATTGTTTTGATCATAGTGTCTTGCCTAATAATTTCATTATCAAGAGATCTTATTCTATCTATTAAAGCTACTAGGATTCCATGTTGAGAGTCTAGCTTACCTCCTAGCCTTTCTTCCATTGCTGTTATCTGCACTGCAAGTTTTTCGTCTAGTACATCTAACTTTGTTTCCATACCATCAATGATTCTATTGATAAGTTTCCATATAAAGAAACCTAGACCAAGTGCTGCTGCTATAGGAAAACCAACCTCGTTGATAAAGGTAACTGCTTGTTCCACTAGAGATACCTAGTGGCAATCAAACAAGTTATAACTACTGGGTAAACTCCCCAAAGTAATGCTTCTAACCTTTTAAATTTTGCGGATCCTTCATCTAGTCTTTTTTCAATATACTCAAATCTTATAGCAGACTCTCTTTCGTATACTGTTA